CGGACAGCAGATGAAGAAGTAGAGTTAGCTGATATTTTGGATCCATTTTCTAATTCCAGAGAACCTTTATTCCATGCGATTATACCCTGTTGCATCCATTTTGGCAAGTTTTCGTATGCCAACTGTAATCTACCTAATAAATCACGGGCAGTTGATGCCTTGTTTGCAAGTATTGCAATATTTACGTTATCATTAAAAACAGCATAATGCAGTAAGTAAGATACGCAGGTTGTAGACTTACCAGTCTGACGAGGCATCTTGCATATATTGAATCTACTCTCATGGAAATTTCTGATTAATTTTTCTTGGAAATCATATAGACTAAAGGGAACGAGTCCACTATCAAGAGAAACTATTTTAATATATTTTTTTGCAAAATAAACTGGATCTTCCTTACACCTTACAAACTCAAGTATTTGATCTTGAGTAAAGTTGATTGGAGTATTTGCTTTTTTTAAATTAGGATTGCCAAGGTATACATTATCATTCATAATTTAATTAACAGTTCCAGGCTCGTAATGATTTATTAATTCTTGAATCTGGGTCTCTTGCAGTCTTTGCACTAGTGAGTTTCTTTTTCATACCCTTCATTCTAGCACAGAATGATTTTCTACGGGGATTTCCAACTTTTTTACTTGGTGCTTTTAAGTCAGATCCGGGATTATCCCTTTCATATGACTTGCGACCTTTTTCATTTAGTCCACCTGAAGCGGACTTACCGGACTTTTTTGTCCAAGCAGCACCCTCCTCAATATCTAAATCTTCTCTCCAGTTTACCATAGATTCGCCAACTTTCTTCTTCACACAGTTTGGATATCTCTTACCAAACATAGTTTTCATACCTTTCTTCTCATAACCTTTCCAGCACTTTTCATCTAGATTCTCTTCCTTCATGCCTTTTTTCTTTTTCTTTGCAATCATTAAGTCCATGATTCTCTGTTTTTTAGAGATTGCAATTGCTGCCTGTTGTGCAGGATTCATTGCCTCACTTGTGACACCTGCTTTTGATCTTTCTTTTTCAGAGATACTCTTAATGATCATCTTTAATTTTGCTCTCTTACCATATGGATTTGGTTTTTTCTTATCAAATCCTGCCATTGCACCTTTTGGTTTACCATCTCCTTTGAAGATACCGTATGATGCACCTTCAGCAGTTGTAGTGGTATGATCCTCATCAGGGGTATTTGTTGCAAGATTTTTTGCTTTCTGTTTTTTAGAGATCTTTGGGCCACCCACTGGATCACCATACTCATCTCTTTTCATTTCTCCTAAATCATTTCTCCAATCAGAAGGATTGAGTGGTTCTGGTTTGATGATATCTACTGCTTCAACTTCAGTAAATTTAATATCATCTTTCTTCCAATCTTGAACTAACAATTCACTCTCAATCACACTATTTTCTTTCATGTGATCTGCTGCCTTGTATAAAGGTTTGCCAGTTTTCACACTCTTTTTACCTGCCTTATAATCCTGATATGCTTTGGTATTTGCTTTTTTATCAGCGTTAGTTACAGTCATTGGCATTTCTAATGCTTCTGACTTATTACCCCAGTTTGCAGCACCTACTTTACGACACTTCACTAATGCACCTGATGCATATGCACTTGGCCATACAGAGTATCTTGACTTAACTTTATGATAGCAAGCATCTTTAGATCCACTACCTTTACCTTTCTTATCTTTTACTTCACTAATAATATCATATATTGTGCCTGTTTCTGAACGATACTTTTCTTTTGGTTCATTTGGTATTACATACTCAACACTAAGTTCATCTCCAACTTCTACATTGTTCTCTGCAAACCATCCACGATTTACTTCAATTGCTAATTCAATCTCTCCCTCAGAATGAACTGGAATTGGATTATTTGGTTCCAACTGTTTAATACTTTCGATAATACCATCTTCTCTGATATAAGCAATATCAAGAGGTATCAATGTTTCTGTCATATGAAATGACTGTTTTGCAATATTATCAAATACAAAAAGCATACCGCTATCTGTATCTAAACTTTCACGAAACATTAAACCTTGTTTGAAATCTAAAGCACTCTTCGGAAGTTCTAGATTTAGTGGCAAAATTTTGTAATCTTCTTTCATTTTTTTCTTTGGATCAGTTGATACCATTGTTGGTGCTGCTGCACCTGATTTTTGAGGTTGACCGGGATCTGCTGCTCTTTTTCTTCTTGCAGCACTATCTCTTTCCTTATCACTCATAGATGATCTCTTTGATGAAGAGGTGCATTTAGGAGTTGTTTTTTGACCGGGTTGGCGAGCACAAGGTTTACCATCATATTTACCACCAACTTGAACCCAACCTTTTACTTTGCGTCCAGACTTAGTAGTTCCACTTGATTTACCAAACCAAGCACGGAGACCTTCCTCATTCATTGCTTTCTCTAAATTATCTGCTTGTTTTGCATGTGTTTTAGAACCACTCCTTAGTTTTTTAACCAGATGTTTTATAAATGGTTTATCTTTCTTATCTAAGGTTTCTTTCATAAGAAAACCATCATCACGAACGATAGATCCTTCGGGAATGGGTTTACACTTCTGATCAGTGTTGCAATAGTAATATCCTTTTTTACAGGATTTCATTATTTAGTAGTCTCTGAGTCATTATTATTTAGAATACCTTGTTTTAGTAATTTTGACAACTCGCTTGTAGATCCAACAAATAAGGCATTATTCGTGACATTATTTTGTGTTTTAGTACCCTCTTCATCTATATCCTTCATCTTCTTCTGAAGATCCATCAACTTATCTGTACTATCTGCAACTGATTTGATTAACTGTCCTGCAACTTCATATGCTCTTGGACTTGCACTTTCACCAGCAACTTCCATAATACCATTGATTGCTTCTTGTCCCTTTTCAATTAGAGAATATAATTGACCTCTTGTATACTTATAATCTTTCTCAACATCATTCTTTTTTAAAGCAACATTAGGTAAATCAGGTTTTGATTCATCTTTTTTTATAATAGATGTTTCAACATTTAAAGATTTTTCAATATCACCAAAATTAGTGTTCATTATGAGTCTGTCCTTGTTGCAGGATTGAATTGTAATGAATCAGTAAAGATACTGGAAGATTCACTAAATCCAAAATCGTCACCAATATCTATAAGATTATCATCTGCTGTAGTTAATTTATTAACCTTTGCCTGTTCAAGATGCTCTACTTTAAGTGTTCTATCAAATCCTCTTTTAACGACCAAAGTAGTTGCATCAGGTTTTTCTTTTATCTGCATTACCTCACTATCAATTACAATACGATCTCCGACAGAAAAGTTAGATGTATCATTTACTGTTATTCTAACTGCTGTTGCTGAGATGTTAAATGTTAGAACTTCTGTATTCGCACCATCATAATCTTTAACTGCTTTTGGTGTTGCAACATAACGAAGTTCTCTTCTCTTATTCTCACGATCCATGTTGGTGTGATAATCCAACTGAACCTTCTTAATAAGTCCTTCTGGAGTATCAGCAACAGGGCCGAATAGATAAGTTTTAGCAGTAAAACTGAGTGTGTATATTAATGCTCTTCTTGTTGCAAAATCTCCTTCATAATCATCTTGGAATGATATGTTATCTAATACAACACTAATATCTCTTTTCTCTCCAATGACACTTACTAAGTCTACAGTTAAATTAAAAGATGGTTGAAAAAATGGTAGTATTTGTTCAACTATCTGAAGTCCATCATCGTTTAGTTTAACTAAGACATTTAATTCAAAACCAATATTGTATGGAACTGGCATAAAAACTTTTCTTAAATTTGTTCCATCAGATGCTTTGAATGTTTGTGTAATTGATGATTTTCTTGTTGCATCATAAGCAATATTTGTCATCTCAAAAGACATTCTAGGTAATGTAATTTGAGTCGCACGATTTAAATCAGGTTGTTGTTCAATTCTTGCTAAAAACTTTTGCATTGGGCCATATGCCAGTGCAACTTTCATATCGCTAATTGATTTACCAGTATTATCCTTATGACGTATATGAATATCATTGAACAATGTTCCAAACGATATAACCGTCTTTCTAAGTATTTCGTGATAAAAATAAGTGCCTAACATTAATATGTACCAAATGGGTTAGTT